GGGTATTATGACTCCAAAGATTATAAGGGAAATGGGACCGCACATTAAACAACGGTATCACTTTGCTGCTTCTGCATTTGTAAGAATGTGGGGTCATAGTGCATTACATGATCATAAAATTGTAGACTTTTGTGCTGAATGGGCTCAGCGAGAAGAGGAAGCTCCATTAGATAGTTGGGTTCTTGATCAATACTTTTATTACGAATTTAAGACTTGGAGAGGATATTGATGGGACATTTTGCAAGATGGGTATTAGAAAACCCATATACACTTGGGATTATTGGATATCTTTTGATTGTTCTGCCTATTATGGGTATCTGGGCAATTCATAAATATGGATGGCAACACTGGGCTCCGTTTGACAAAAAACATAAGTAATGTTATAAATATTTGGGAACGCAAATAGTATTCCCAAATGGAAACGAGAGTTTGTAGGTGTTGTGGTTGTGAAAGTCTATTGACAGATTTTCCACTTGCTGGTAAAATAAAAGGAATCACATATTACAGACACTTGTGTGTTCAGTGTTATTCTAAAACTAAAATACCCCGTAAGCAAAAAGTGCGAGCTGAGTATTATGAATGGAAAAAAACACTTAAATGTAATAGATGTGGTTATGATGACTACAGAGCACTTCAATTTCATCACAGTAGCGATAAAGAACACAATATCGCTGATATGCTTAAAAATAGTATGCGTTTAGAACGGATACAGGAAGAAGCAAAAAAATGTGAAGTTCTTTGTGCAAATTGTCATCAAATAGAACACTTCGGGCATTAGCGCAGTTTGGTAGCGCGTTCCGTTTGGGGCGGAAAGGTCAGAGGTTCAAATCCTCTATGCCCGACTTGCCAGTTACTTCACTGGCACACTTGACACAAAACCAAACCAACCTTATAATACTAGAGCAAACAATTCAAAACAATGTCTCTGATTCAAAAGTTCAAAAAAGATGTTAGCACTCTTCGTCTTGCTGCTAACGGGGAAATCTATCTTGATGTAAAGAATCCGAAACTTTATAAAAAAGTACGCCGCTTCTACGAAAACGAAGGTGTGGTTTTTTCGGGTGACCCCCTTGACGACTACGAAATGCTTATGGAGTACGTCGCCAGCGATCTTGAGGCAGTTGAAGCATGAAAACCAAAGTTCTTTTGGAGCGTGAAGGATACCGCTTCATTGAAGCAGGTATTATTGAAATCAACGGTAAACCTGATTACCGTATGCAAAAACAAAATTACTATACTAAACGTTGGAACGACATCTATCTTTTCGATAATGTTATGCAATGTTCTACCGCAATGGAAGACATTGAATATGCTAAGTGGTTAGATCCAGATCTAGTTCCTTGCTATGTTAAAGAAGACCAAGAATAAAATGAAACACCCCACACTTATTATAGATGATTTCTTAGGAAAAAGTTATTCTGATAGAATTTTAGATCTTGTCGCTAATTCTCCAAATGAATTTCCATGGACCTTTATTGCTACTGATGTAACAAATCCTGGAATGATAACTGATGAACAGCAAGATCTAAAACTGGGATTTAGTAATTGTCCTCTTCTTGATGGAATGACAAATCAATTTTTTCCTTTGTTTCTTCCAATGCTTGATTCTATTCAAGATCATTTGGGAACTAAATGTGAATTTCTTCGCCTTCGATTAGCACTACAATTAAAGGATGGTTCTGATCGCTCACATAATACTCCTCACGTGGATATGTATGATGATCATTATACCGCACTTTATTATATCAATGATAGTGATGGTGATACTCATTTATTTGATCAATACGATAAACCATATGGTGGAACTAGTTTAGTTGATAGAATTCATAAGATAAAAGCCCAAAACTATACAGTTAATCAAACAGTTTCTCCAAAGAAAAATCGACTTCTAATTTTTGATGGACATCAACTTCATGCATCATCTCATCCAAAAGAAAATCCATATCGAATTGTTTTAAATATTAATTTCATAACAGAAAAACCCATTTTTTGATCTACAGTCTCGGGATGACTTTAAAAGCGCCCTGGTCGGGATAAGCGAAAAAACCCCCTTATGTCTAAAACAAGTATCCTAAGGTATCTTGGGAACCTTTTCCTTATAGTTGGATATCAAATCATGCTATGGGGAGATTTTAAAAATGGTTTAATAATAAAAGTTATTGGGGGTTTACTCACAGTTCCTTTTGCAATTAAACTAAAACTTTGGGATGTACTATTCTTATGTGCATTCTTTGGTATTACCGAGATATCAAAGTTAACCCAACTTTTCTTAGTTTCACAAAACTAAGTGGTGGAGTCAAAATGACCCCTTATGGTTTCTTGCTTTTCCATCAAAAAGCAAGTGGTGCGGATGGGGAATTCTTTCTCCGCCTGGTTTCCAATTTCCAGTCAAAGAATTGGTGGCGAGCCTGAGTTACAGAAGGTGGGTTGCATAAACCCACCTTTTTTAGTATAATGACAAAAACTATATTCATATGAAAATCGGTTTTAACTGTAGTTGCTTTGATCTTTTTCACGCTGGGCACGTTACGATGCTCAAGATGGAAAAGGAAATGTGCGACTATCTAAAAGTAGCACTTCAGGTTGATCCAACGGTGGATCGTCCTAGTTTAAAAAATAAACCTGTGCAGTCTATCTACGAAAGATATGCTCAGGTGCAGGCGTGTAAATATGTGGATGAGATACTTGTTTATGATACGGAAGCAGATCTTCTGAATTTAATTAAAACTCAAACCTTTCATATTCGTTTCTTAAGTGAAGAATATAAGGATATTGATTTCACAGGTAAGCAGTATTGTATTGATAACGATATTGAGATTTACTATCACCTGAGAAGGCATCAATATTCAACCACAGAACTCAGAAATCGTGTTTACGAACTTGAGAAGGCAAAAAGGGAAGAGAAAAATATTAAAGATGTTTTACAGTATTCTCCAGAACTCTTAGAGAAATACGGACAAAAATGACTATCTTAGTTACAGGTGGAGCAGGATTTATTGGTAGTAATTTTCTTCATCACTTAATTAAAGAAACTGATGAAGAGATTGTTTGTATTGATAAAATAACTTATGCGGGTGACAGAAAAAATATACCTAGCGTTGTAAGATTGTATACAACTGATATTGCTGTAGAGGGAAGTTGTGAATCTATTTTTAAAAGACATAACATTAAAACAGTTTTTCACTTTGCTGCAGAAAGTCACGTTGATAACTCAATTAAAGGTTGTTCAGAATTCATTCACACTAACATTTCTGGAACAGTTAATCTTTTAAATCTTGCACTAAAGAATGAGGTCGAACGATTTATTCATATTTCGACCGATGAGGTTTATGGATCAATTGATGAAGGATCATTTACTGAAACAAGTTTGTATTCACCACGTAATCCTTACTCTGCATCCAAAGCAGCAAGTGATCATTTTGTGATGGCATATCACCACACCTATGGTTTGCCAGTTAACATTACGAATTGCTCTAACAACTATGGTCCTCGTCAGTACACTGAGAAACTGATTCCAAAAGCAATAACCAATATTCTGAATGGTAAAAAGGTTCCTGTTTATGGAGATGGTTCTCAGATTCGTGATTGGATTTATGTTCTAGATCATTGCCACGCTTTGATGAAGGTGTGGAGAAATGGAGTGAACGGTCAGAAATACAACATTGGTGGACTGTGTGAAGTTCGGAATGTTGATCTTGTTAAAAAAATCCTTACTATGATGGGTAAGGATGAATCTATGATAGAATACGTTGGCGATAGACCAGGACACGATCGTCGATATTCCACGAGTATTGATAAGGCGAAAAATGAATTATTCTGGTATCCATTGTACACATTAGACTACGGTCTCCAAAAAACTATTGAGTGGTATGAAAGCAGTAGAAACTAAACTTCACGGCGCCTGGATCTTTGAGATCAATCAGTACAAAGATGATCGGGGATATTTTTCAGTTCCTTTTAATTTAAAAGAGTTTCGTGAAGTCACTGACTTTCACGCAGACTTCTATCAAGATAATCTTTCCTGCTCAAAGAAGAATGTTCTTAGAGGATTGCATTATCAGATCAAGAAACCACAAGGTAAACTGGTTCGTATCGTGAGAGGATCTGCTCAGGATGTGATTGTAGATCTTCGCCAATCTTCCAAAACTTTTGGGCAACACTTTTCGATTACTCTAACTGATAAGAATAATCTTTCACTTTGGACTCCTCCAGGTTTTGCTCACGGGTTTCTTGCTCTTGAGGATGATACTCAGTTCTTCTATAAAGTTACAAATGAGTATAGCCCTGAGAACGAAAGAACTCTGTTGTGGAATGATCCTGATCTAGGGATTGAGTGGAAGATTGATGGAGAACCTCTTCTCTCACCAAAAGATGCCGAAGGAAAACCTCTGAAGACCTGTGAAAAATATGCCTGATAAAATTTCTGTCTATGGTGGAACGGGATTTGTTGGAAGTGTTTTTTCTCGTCTCTACGCTGATGAAGTGATTGTGATTCCTCGTGAGGAACGCAAACCACAATCGGAGAATATTGTATATTTTCTGAGCACGACTAGTAATTACAATGTTTTTGAGAACTTACACTTAGATATTAATACAAATTTAAATGTATTAATGGATGTTCTGGAGCATTGTAAAAATACAAATACAGTCTTTAACTATATCAGTACTGGATTTGTTTATGGTAATGATATTCTCAACTCCAAAGAAACCGATCCTTGTGACCCAAAAGGATTCTATTCGATTACTAAAAGAGCAGCAGAACAACTGTTGATTTCTTTTTGTGAAACTTTCGATGTCAAGTACCGCATTATTCGTAGTGCCAGTATTTACGGTCACGATAAAACACAATCAAGCACTAAGAATGTTCTTGGGCATATGGTGAATCTTCTTAGGGAAGATCAGGATATTTCTTTGTATGATGGTGGTGATTATTATCGTGATTATATGCACGTTGAGGATGTATCACGAGCAATCAAAACTGTGATTGAGAAAGGTCAATTGAATTCAATTTATAACATCGGTGCAGGACAACCTTGCCTTTATAAGGATATCATTCTTCTTGCTAAACAGATGCTTATGAGCAGGAGTAAGATTATCTCTGTGGAGACTCCTGATTTTTATCGAAGAGTGCAAGCAAGGAATTTTACTCTAAATGTTAATAAATTGCATTTATTAGGATTCCGAGTATCGATACCATTAGAAGATGGATTGGAGTACTTGTGTTTTAATCATCTTCCTGATATAATGTAAAAAAATATCTGCCTTTATGAAACACTTAGCACTGGGATTTTGTTCCTTGCGCCCCGTTCAGTTATCCGAAGAAGTTAATGATGCTAGAGAAGAAGAGTATCTGATTTGCCTTCGACAACTGAAGCGAGTTCTTCCAGAGTCTTTTGATCTTTTGATTTGTGAGAACACAATCAATGATCCTGAGGAGATTCGAAATGATGATCTTCGGGAACTTCTTTCAGAATCAGAGATGTGTGTAACTGGAAGTGAAGGAAACATTGGAACTCAAAACAAGGGGATGGGTGAGTTGTTGATGCTCAAAACTGCCCTTGAAGAAACTGACCTAGATAATTATAAGAATATTTCTTACATCACGGCAAGACGTTTCTTTACTTGCCCATACGTTTTTGAGAGAACAGAAAGACTAGAGAAACAAGCACTTCTATCAAATCCAGACTTTGCCTTTTTGAATGGTAAGTTTGTAGAGAGTCATAAAAAAGGACTTTATAATGATATGTTTTTCTCGATGAGTTCTTCTGTTATGCTAGATT